TAAATAGTCCTAAGCATTACACGAAGGGCGGTATCGAAACTATTGACTTTATTGAAGCAAAGGAACTTGACTATTTGCTCGGTAATTGTGTAAAATACATTTCTCGTGCGGAACTCAAGGGCAGTAAATTGGAAAATCTAAAGAAAGCTAAGTGGTATTTAGATAGAGCAATTAGTAAGAACGCATCTTAATTTTATTGGGGGGCTAAGCTACGGCTTATGTTCCCCTTTTTTGTAACTGTATTTTTCATAATTTAAGTGAGTAGATGAGTTTAATCACGTTGGACTTCGAGACCTACTATGCTAGGGACTTCTCGTTAACAAGACTAACTACGGAAGAGTATATCCGTGACCCACGTTTTGAAGTAATCGGTGTGGGCGTAAAGGTTGACGATGCACAGCCAGAATGGTTTAGTGGCACTCGTGAGGAAATGTTTTCTTATCTAAAGAAGTTTAATTGGAAAGAGTCAGCCCTGCTTTGCCACAACACCATGTTCGATGGCGCAATTCTTAATTGGTTCTTTAAAATCTCCCCTGCTTTTTATTTGGATACACTTTGCATGGCAAGGGCGATTCATGGCATAGATGCAGGGGGTTCATTGGCATCGCTCGCCGAGCGTTACGCTATCGGCAAAAAAGGAACTGAGGTCGTAGACGCATTAGGGAAACACCTAGTTGACTTCAGCACAGAAGACTTGGCACAGTATGGTGAGTATTGTAAGAATGACGTGGAACTAACCCACAAGCTATACCAAATATTGTCGAGCAAGTTTCCTGATGCTGAGTTGGCTTTGATTGATATGACACTTCGGATGTTTACCCACCCTATCTTAGAGGTAGACGATGCGCTATTGGTTGACAGACTAGATGCGCTCAGAGTGGAGAAACAAGAATTATTATCTTCACTGAAAGAAAAGCTCCACGCTGCGGATGAAGAAGAGGTTAGGAAAAAACTAGCTAGTAATAATAAATTTGCAGAGGTTCTAAAAGAAAACGGCATTGAGCCACCGATGAAGGAAAGCAAAACCACAGGCAAGCAAGCATACGCATTAGCTAAGAATGATGTGGGGTTTATTGAGTTAACAGAACACGAAGACCCATTCATACAAGAACTATGCGCCGTTCGTCTCGGTACTAAGTCTACGATTGAGGAGAGCAGGATTGAACGATTCATTGACATCGGTAAGCGAAACAGAGGAAGACTCCCCATCCCACTCAAATACTACGGGGCGCATACGGGTCGTTGGGCGGGTTCAGACAAGGTCAACTTTCAAAACCTTCCGAGCCGTGACAAAAAGAAAAAGACTCTTAAAAATGCGGTGGTTGCCCCTGAGGGATATTCGGTTATCAATTGCGACTCGTCTCAGATTGAGGCACGAGTCCTCGCCTGGCTTTCGGGTCAGACCGACTTGGTTGAAGAGTTCGCACAGGGAGATGATGTTTACTCCGTCTTTGCATCGAAAGTATATGGTAGACAAATCACCAAAGAAAACCCCATTGAAAGGTTCGTGGGTAAAACCTGTATCCTCGGATTGGGATATGGTACTGGCGCTCTCAAATTACAACACACTCTAAAGACACAACCGCCTAGCGTTGAGATTGATGAACAAGAGGCTCAACGTATAGTTACGCTATACAGACAGGAGAACAGCAATATAACTGGTCTCTGGAAAGACTGTGATGAGGCGATCTCTCAGATGATGAAGTGGACAAGGAAGGGGAAATCCTATCACTTGGGCGAACACTCGTGCGTGTGCGTAACTAAAGAAGGCATAGTTTTGCCAAATACTTTAATGCTTCGTTACCCTGACCTTAAAATGGAAGCTGGCAAGTATAGCTACAAATCACGTAAAGGTGAGGTCAATATTTGGGGCGGCTCTATCGTAGAGAATGTGGTGCAAGCGTTAGCTAGGATTATTGTTGGTGAGCAAATGCTTAAGATACGGGAACGTTATCGCCCTGTCTTGACTGTGCATGATGCCGCAGTTTGTGTTGTTGCAGATGATGAGTTGGATGAAGCAATGCCATACATCATTGAAGTTATGTCTACTCCACCTGAGTGGGCTATTGGGTTGCCTGTTGCTTGTGAGGCGCAAGTTGGTAAAAACTATGGAGAAATGAAATGATAGAAACGTTGGTAAAACCACAACCGTTAGACAATGACGTTGCGGTTATGAAGATATTACATCTTATGGGACAGTTAAGTATAAATGACATTAACTATGTTTTAAAGGTAGTTAAACAAGTGCATGAGGCGGTTATAGAACCAATACCTTTTGCTGGCATGGTAAATCTAGAGGAGAACGTAAATGGATATTAAATTAAAAATTATCAAAGAAAATAAAGATGGGTCAGCCAATGCAACGGTGGACTTTGATAAAGAAGGTTTAGAGTTTTTGGTACAAGAAGGTTTGTTGGCGGTATTGAAGCGCTACATAGAGCTAGACAAAAATGCGCAAGAGGGTGTTAAGTTGCGTAAGAAGATGACTACTAAAAAAGTAATTAAAAAATGAGTTTTACTATCTACCAAGCAAACGGACTAAAGGTTATTCAATGGTTCAAAACGGTAGATGAGTTGCTCGCTAGTATGTTGTCTAACCCTAAAGATGTTTATTGGAGAAATATGTGAGTAAGTTTGAAAATATAACGGTGGTTGTGATGCACGGTAACGGTGGGGTAGCCGCCGAAATACCTTCTTTAATTAAATCTTCAAAGGCGCTTCCTGGAAGCAAACAACTAATCATAACTAACGTACCGTTAGGTACAGACATACCTCAAAAGCTAGTTCATTCAACGCTTAACTACATGGACATCCAAGACTTTATGGTTTATGGGCTTGGAGACTACATTGACACAGATTATGCTTTGATTGTGCAGAGTGATGGTTGGGTACTTAATGCCGATAATTGGCGAGATGAATGGTACAACTATGATTACATAGGTGGCGCTACGCATGCGGCTTTAGAAGACAACAAGTATTATATGTGGTACTCATGGGTAGGTCAGACTAAGAATCCATTGGTGGTGCAGAACGGCGGGTTTAGTTTAAGAAGCAAGAAATTATTGCAAGCGCCCGTAAAGTATGGAATTACAAAAAAGTATCAGTCTAATGAGATGCTTTACAACGAGGACATTCAACTGTGTTGCTGGATGCGCCCTGACCTAGAAAAAATAGGCTTAAAGTTTGCGCCAATGGAAGAGTCTATGTATTTTTCTTTTGAGCATCTACACCCCGAACTACACAAAGACCTAGACCTTATGAAAGTCTTTGGGCATCACAGTCGTTTCCGTAGGCTAATAGATGATAACAAGATGCGCTGGCTTTTATCAGATGAGCAAACAGCTGGTATTGCCTGTGAAGATAAGGTTTACAAGATGTTTCAAGACTACGGATATGAATTAATAAAGGAAGGCAAATGACTACGTTTACAACCGAAGATAGAGAAGCACTTGAAAAAGGCTTAGAGTTTTATAAACAACTAAAAGAAGCATCCCCACCCCATATTGTAGATAGCGGAGCCAGTGTAATGAACAAACCAATAACAATAGTAACAGGCGCAAGAAAACAACCTAATTTATTTGTAGCTACCCCGATGTATGGCGGTATGTGTAACGGGTTATATACCCTCGGCATGATCGGAATGGTCGGAGTTTTTGGGAATAACGGCATTAGCTATCGCTTTGCTTACATGATGAATGAGTCTTTGATTACTCGTGGGCGCAATGCTCTAGCGTATGACTTCTTAGATACCGATGCTACTCACATGATGTTTATTGATGCTGATATTGGGTTTGATGCTAACGACATTATTAAAATGATCCAAGTAGACAAAGACATTATCTGTGGTATCTATCCAAAGAAAGAGATTAATTGGCCTCAAATAGAACGTGCAGTTAAATCAGGTGTGCCGATGGAAGAACTTGGTAACCATGTAGGTGCGTTTGTAGTGAACTTAGTAGGCGGTGCGGCTCAAGCAGTAACTAAATTAAATGAGCCTCTTGAAATCTCCAACGGCGGTACAGGGTTTATGTTAATTAAGCGTGAAGTCTTTGAAGCCCTTGCAGACAAAGTACCTGAGTATTCTAATGACATGTATTTAGCCACAGAGGTAGATCGTAAGCCTAAGATAATTAAAGAATTTTTTGCTACAAGTATTGACCCCGAAGAAGGAAACCGTTTGTTGTCAGAGGATTACCACTTCTGCAAGATTGCACGTAAGGCTGGCTTTAAAGTGTGGGCGGCTCCGTGGGCGCAGTTAACTCACTGCGGTACATACAACTTTAGTGGCGCATTACCGAAAGTAAAAGATGGGTCGTAAAAGAGTAATAAAATTTAATGAGCTAATAATAGAAGTTCTAAAGCTGTTACCAAAGTATCAACGTCCGCTAATTAAACAACTAGAGATACCTAAGTTTACACGGTGGGATACTTACGACTATTACGGTAAAATAAAAGACCAACGTAAACATTACTCACAACTAAAGGAGAAGTAAATGCCTGAGCACGTAGCAGAAATCTTTGAAAGTCAAGAATATAAAACAGAAATGCAACGCTTTTATATTTGGTTAGAAAAAGTTATAAAAGAAAATTCACTTGAATTACAAGAAGTTACGCAGTAGTATGTATAATTAAACTTTACAAGGATACTTTGTGGACTTCACTTGGTCATATTCATCATTAAAAGATTACGTTAATTGCCCACGGCAATACAACGAGGTTAAGGTTCTTAAAAACTTTAGCAAGCCTCAAAGTCAACAGATGTTATACGGCACGGAAGTTCACAAAGCCTGTGAAGACTACGTCAGAGATGGTATAGAACTAGCAAAGAATTACCAAAGATTTAAATCAGTGTTGGATAACCTAATAGCAATCCCAGGAACTAAGTATCCTGAGTATGAGATGGCATTAACTAAGGAGAAAGAGCCTTGCGCTTTTGATTCCGATACTAGGTGGGTAAGGGGTATCGTAGACTTACTGATTGTAGATGACGATGGCGATGCGTTTATTGTTGATTACAAGACAGGTAG